GGTCAGGGCTGGCAGCTTACCGGTAATGACACCGATGTCCTTGCTGGAGCCGTACAGGTTGCCGTTCGCGATGGTGGCGCCGTTCGCGTCGATACCCTGGTCGTTGACGTTGCGGTCGTCGAGCAGTGGGATGTAGTGGAACTTGGTGATCTTCTTGCCCATGTTTTTCGGCATGACGGTAACGTCGGCCAGTTGGGTGAAGAACTGTTCCTTACGCGCTTCGATCAGCGCTTGTTTCTGGTGATACTCTTCATAGGCCTGTGGGCCGATGCTGGACGGACTGCCCGGTGGGGCGTTATACGAAGCTGGAGTGTACGTATTTGGAGCTGGCATCGAGGGGTTTCCTTATTACGGTTTGGATTGCTTCAAGAACTCTGCATCGCTCATCGAGAGGAAGTCAGGTTTCTTCGCTTCTTGTGTTGCAGTCGTTGCACCCTTCGAAGGGGCAGCAGCGCGACGGCGTTCCTCATCGGCCTTCGTAGCCGGCGAAGTCTTTTTGCCCGGAGTGACCAGCTTCTTTACTGGACCCTTCGGAGCAGGGGCGTTGAAAGCACCAGCTTCGGCCATCTTCTGACCGATCTCGTTGTATGCCTGCATTACCGGCACACCTGTCATCGCACCCAATACCTGTTGCCGATTGACTTCGTCCATGATCTTGTCGTAAACGCCGGATTCCATCTGCTCAGTGAGCTGTTTCAGCGCTTGCGGGTGACTGCCCAACAATGCCTGGGACTTTTGATCCCAAGTCTTCATTTCGCCTACAAGGCGAGTGAAGTGAGCAGTACCTTCGATTTCTGCTACAACTTCGTCGAGGTCCAGAGATGCTGCACTCGGTGCGCGAGATTCTGCGCGGTATGCTGCAACTTTGTCATCGTCGATGTCGTGAACGTCAATCTTGGAGTCTTTCAGCAACTTGCCGATAGCTTCGGGCTTTCCGGCCATCAAGTCAACAGCAAACGCCAACTTTTCATGGTCAAGTAAGCCGTTCTGCTCAAGAACTTTCACATATGCGCGATCTTTCTTGGCAACAGCCTGTTTCTGCGAATAGTTGGCACCCATCTGCATAAGACGGATTGCTTCGTCCACAGACTTCACTTGCATATCGCGACCGTTCGCACGGAAGGTTGCGAAGATGCGTTCAGCGCCTTCCGGCAAACCAGTATCAGAAGTGGAGACTTCAGCCTTCTTTACTTCTGGTTTGGTGACTGGTTGACCATCAGCGCCCAGTTCTGGCTGCGCCTGATTCGTTTCGTCAGTTCCGTCACCAAGTTCGCCGCCTTCTTCCTGCTCGCCCCCTTCGTTCTGCGTTTCGCCTTCTTCGTCTGTTTCCGTGGTAGCAGTTGTATCGGGAGCAGTAACAGTTCCAGCGGCAAGTGCTTCGGCAGCAGCGGTGGCGTCGGCATTGGAAGTCTCCACGTTATCGGGAGTAGTTGCGTCAGGGGTGCTGGTTTCAGCAGCAGCCTGCGCTTCAGCCAACTTGCCAGCGCCTTGCGCCATGAAGTCAGCATCGGACATCGTCAGGAAGTCAGACATGGATTATTCCCCTGCCAATTCTTGGCGAAGTTGGAACTCCAACTCTTCCTGGTGTTCAGCCAAGGTGCGCTGAGCAACCTCACCCGCAGTGCGGATAGTGCGGAAGTGTGCGTTCAATTGCGCGATGGCAGACAGGTCACGCATGATATTCTCACGGCCTTGCGCAGTTTCACACGCCGGGTCGGCCAGCATCAGGGTCAGACGATGCGCTTCGCGCTCCATGTAACCTTTCATGATGATCAAGCTGAAATCGGGGTTTTCCAGCAAACGTTGCAGCGCTTTACCGCGTTCAACGACTACTTTGCAATCTTCGATGGTGATTTCGATTTGTTTAACGGCATTGCCCATTTGGGGTGCTCCTTGGAGAAATTAGAGGGGACTTCGTGAGAAGTCCCGCATATTACCGATTGTCGTTACGTTGCGCTAGGTTTATTCATTTGGCTGGCCTCTTGTTGACGGATAACCGACTGAACTGCCTGCAATCGTGCCTGACCTTCTGCTTGACGGTCAAGAGACTGCAAGTTGCGCTCTTGTGCTACACCAGACTCTTGTTCGAGGAAGTCGAGGTTAGTTTTGTCAGCGCTCGCATTCAATGCGTTGGCTTTCGCAACTTCGGTGCCTTGTTTCACAGAAGCGAGTTGTGCGCCGGTTGCATAGTGCGCGGCCTTCGCTTGTTCGGTCGCGATCTGTGCTTGCAGCAATGCAACTTCCAGTTGTGCCTTGGCTTGTGCGATTGGGTCCGGCTCTGGCTGGTAGTCCGCAATCTTCTTCGCCAAGTCCGGCATTTTGCGCAGACGGGCGATATCGGACAGGATCAGCGAAGTCACACCCCAACCTGCGTTCGGACCTACCGTTTGCAGCATGAACGACAGCTCTTGCGCCTTGGCGTTGTCCTCTTCGGCAGTCGAGATCGCCAGACTGATGTCGAAGTTACCCGGCAAGTCGTCGCGGCGGATGTCCACGAACGATTGATTGGTAACCCGGATCACTTCCCGGTCTTCCAAGAACACAGCGTTCATGGCGATGATCTTGCGCCCTGCTTTGACCACACCTGCGGCCATACGCCGGAGAATGCCCAATTCACGCTTGGATGCAGCGTCAAGCGCACCACGCACACCAGTTGCCGTATCACCCAGAGACGAACCGCTCAAACCAGCAGAGAAAGCCTGTACCCCGGTCATGGCCTCCGCTTGTTGGTTCTGACTCTGCACCATCTGCCACGCCGAGGTCGGCAGCTCTTGGAAGGTGTGGGTATGGATCGCCGTACGCGGGTCGTTGCCCGGGTTGAACTGGTAGTCCCGCCCTTCTTCGAACTTGCGCTGGTTCACCGCATCGAGTGCACCTTTTGCGATACCAGTCTGGCCGTTGGCCGACTTGGCCAGCACATCAATCATTCCGCGCTGAACTGCACCGATCGTCTTCTGGTTTTCAATCAGCAGCGAGCCATCGCTCTCACCGTAGACCGACTCGAACACCGGCAGGTAGGGAATGGCCACAAACGGGATTGCATTGTCCGGAAACGGGTTCTCTTCCATCCGGATCAGTACATCGCCGGCCCAGGCCGCAACGAACGGCGTCAGGTCACCTTTACCGTGAACATCGCGGAAACCCCAGTATTCGTACACGACGAACTTGGTTCGTGCCTTGTCCGCGAAGTTGAAGGTCTTATCCTTCGCATTCACCGCGTAGTCAGGTTCGGATAATGGATTCGACTGGTCTGCCTTGATCTTGTCGAGGTTCTTGTAACGACCGTCCTTTTTCAGATCAGCCTGACTGGAAAGGAACTTGTGCACCACGAACCCGGCGTTTTCCAACACACCGTTGCAGGAAGGGTCGACGATAACGTTCTTGTGCGATACCACTTCCAAAGTGGGATGGTTCGCCAGAACTTCTTCGAATTCTTCTTCGATCATCCCAACTTGGAACGGAGCGTACGGAATACCGTCGGTTTCGTAGGTTTCATGCGCAAGACGATAGCCTTCATCCACTTCATAATACTGCGAAGGGGATTCGGCCTTGAGTGCATCGAGTTCCTGCATGATCGGCAGGTATTCCGGGTTCGAGGTCAACTCGTACTGCGGAACCATGCGCTTCGACATCTTCGTCTCACGCTTCCAGCCCACCTTGAGGAAAGCCACCCCGGTATCCACGGCACAGCGCACCATCGTGTCGACCAAGTGCTGCTTGTCGATGCGGGTGTTCAACTGGTTGTTCAGCAACAGCCCGTTCTGGATCGCCGCGTTCCGATCTTCCCAGGTCACTGGCTTCAGTTCGAAGATGTCCGAAGACGACAGGAATGGTTCGGATAGCGATGCATATCGCCACTCTGCCTGCTGACGAATCGTCTTTGGCTGTACCTGCGACTTGTTTTTAATCTTCGGTGCGGCACCAGCACCTTTGGTATGAAGAAAGTCCAGCCAAGTGTCAATTTGCTGAACCTGCGCGTTATGGGAGTTGTTCGAGCCCTCAACGTCAGCCTTCAGCTCAGAAAGGGTTGGTTCTTTCGACCAATCCGTTAAGCTATGCTCGTTCTTAGTAACGAGC